CATGATCGTGAGCGTGAGCGTAATCGTGATCATGATCGTGAGCGTGAGCGTAATCGTGATCATGATCGTGAGCGTGAGCGTAATCGTGATCATGATCACGACCGATATCGTGAAAGTGATCGTTACCATGATCGTGACCACGACCGTGAGCGTGATAGTGAAATTGACCGTGATCGTGAGCGTTACCATGAGCGTGATTCAGTTAATACAGAAATTCTGCAAACATTACAGAAACAAGTATCATGTTTATTGTCATCTATGTATCCACTTGCTTCACAATCATATTACATACAACCATCACAAGGTTATCAGCAACTACCTCCACCTCCAATTTATCAGCAACTACCACCTCCAGTTTATCAACCACCACCGCCAGTTTATCAGCAACTACCGCCACCGTCAGTTTATCAACAACCATCAGAACAACCACCACAGAGACAAGGATTGTCAGAACTTATTAGACAATTACAATTGCGGTTGGAACAGAAACAACAATCGTAGATGAAATTACAACTATAGATTTATAATAGTTGGAAATATTTTATAAAAATAATATTATTATTTTTATAAAAAAATAAATACAAATAATTACAGTTAGAATAGATATAACATATAATTATTTTTAAGAGAAAAATTTAGAACAAAATCTAAAGAAATTATTTTATCAAAACCTTCAGAATCTGAAGGTTTAATATATGATTTATTCATTTTATAATAAACAAGTTTAGGAATAAGTGTTCCAGAATAATAGAGATATCTAAAATAATTGTTATGAAAACAATGTTCAAGAGGAACATTAAAAATAATACAAACAATATTATAATTATACTTTTTTGCTAAATCAATATAATTTTTTCTGGTAGCAACAGTTAAATTAGTATTATCAATAATAATATTCTTATTTAATTTAAGATTAGATTCACAATTAAATTTACATTTTTCAATGGTTTTTAGAGTATCTTGATTAATTGATACATAATTAAAAGTATCAACAATATATTTAGAGAAAAAAGATTTACCAGAAGCAGGAAAACCACATAATAATATAATTTCATTCTTAAAATAAGGATTATAATTATAATTACCAATATTTAATTTATTAAAATCAATAGGATAACTTAAACCAGATAATTTATAATCATTAGAATAATTTACATTAAAAATGAATTCATCACGATGAATAAATTTTAAACCAATATTTAAAGCAAATTTTAAATCAGTATCTTTAAAATCTTTCATAATTTTAATATCATTAATATTTCTTTTTGGTAATCCACCTGCATCACCACAGTAAAATGAGTTTTTAATATCACCTTTACAAAAATCATACCATAATTTAGTATTTGGTTTTCTATATATATTATCTTTAATACTTATTAAAATTTTAAATGATAATTTTAATTTATTAGCAAATAATTCTATTTTTTTCTTAAAAATATTTATTTTTTCATCAGAATTTAACATTTTTTGATTAGTTATAATTATTAAACTATAATTTTGTTTAATATAGTTATTTAATTTTTCATAAATATATGGACAATAAAAATCCCAATCATCAAATGATATTGACATTTTTTGTTTTTCATTTAATGGTTTTATTAAAGTTCCATCTAAATCAAAACATGCTATTTTATTATTTTCTATTTCATTAAAATTATTTTTTCCAATTATATAATCAGAAGTAATTATCCAATCCATTTATATTTAATATAAATTCCTAAATAATTAAATATAATATCAATTTTTCGTTTCAAATCTAATTAAAAATTAACAATAATATATAATGAATATATTACCCTTTAATAGAGATTTATCAAATGATATAAAAATGTATCAAGATAATCCTGATAAAAAAAAAGGAACATTTGACCCTGAAGCACATAAACTTAATATTGAACGAACTTTTATGGAACGAGGTATATTTAATACTGATACACGAATTTCTAAATTTAAAAAAATAAATAAACAAGCAAATTATAATAATTCAAAAAATATAGGAGAAATTACAGGAGAATTATTAGATGCGGAAAATATAGATCAAGGAATGCCTACAAGATTTTTTTTAAATTCAATAGATATGCAAGATAATGAAAAACATACATTAAGTAATCCAAATAATATTTATGATATATATAATCCAAAATTAGATTTTTTTTTATATGATACTGAACCAAATATTAATGTATCATATTATGATCCTATACAAACAAAAAGTAATATACAAACTCAATTTTCAGAATTAGATAGTTTAAATGAATTATTACCACCATTAGAAAATATAAATATAACTACAAAAAACTTAAGTTATATAAATAAATTTAGTATTGAGATGTTTAAAGAATTTCAAAGATATTTTACAGATAAATATAATATATTATTTTCTCCATATTCAATTTGTTTATTATTTAGTGGAATATATAAAGGATCTAAAAATTTAACAGAAAAAGAATTAAAAAAAATGTTTTTCTTCCCAGAGAAAAAAGACATTTATGATTCATTATTTAAATTAATAGAAGAGATAAATAAAAATTCAAATTTAATAATGTATAATTCAACAATATTCCCAAATAATTTATTAATAAATAAATCATATGTAGATTATATTAATAATCTATGTATAATTGATGTAATAAATTTAAGTAATATAGATAATGAAATAACAAGATTAAATAATAATATTAGATACAAAACAAATGGAATAATAAATAATATGATAACAAATTCAATTAAATATAATCAAATAAATATAATAATGTTAAGTGCAATAGTATATAAACTTAATTTTCAAGTTCCATTTAATGAAATTAAAACAGATATATTTTATGGAGAAAAAAATAGAAAAATAGAAATGTTATATCAATATAATACATTACATAAATATTATGAGGATAATATTAATCAAATTTTAGAAATTGATTTAGATAATAATAATTTTAAATTTGGTATAATTTTACCAAAAAATAATTCACAATTAAGTATAGGTTATGAACAATTAGAATATTATATATCAAAATTATCAGAAAAATCAATAAATTGTATAATACCAAAATTTAAACAACATACAAAATATAAATTAAATAATATGTTTAAAAATAAAGGTTATAATTTATTTACAAATTCAAATACAGATTTAAGTGATATTACACCATTATCAAATGATATATATATAACTAATGTATTACATAATTCATATGTAATTATGGATAATATAAATATAATTCCAAAAAAAAATAATATAAATACAACAAATTTCATAGCAAATCATCCATTTATATATTATATAAGATATAAATCGAATAATATAATAATATTAATAGGAACATTTGTTTAATTTAGATAATTAAAAAATATAGAATAAGATTTATTTTTAAATTTAAAAATAGCATATATATTAGATAATTCATTATTATTAGAAATAAAATTACCATTTAAAAGGAAATGATAATTTTTAATTAAATTTTTAATATTAAAAAATAAATATTCATGACTTTTATTATTAATAAGAATTCTACAATAATAATTAGAAATATCTGAATTAATATTAACTTTAATATCAAAACCAATAGAATTAAACCATGGAATTAAATTATAAATATAATTTTCATTAAAATCATCTAAATTAAAATTATTTAAACCATTACTGAGAATATTTAATCCTTCTAAAAGAATAGTTAATAATATTTCAAATATTAAAGTTTGGTCAGTTCCTTGAGAACCAACTAATATTTGATATTTAAATGGTTCTTTTGGAGGTTGATTAAATAAAGCCTCAGCAATTTCTTCTGGTGTATATTCTGATTCCATTATTTATTATTTATATTAATAATTTTATTATTAAACTTAATCAAAAACATTATGTTTATATTTTTTAATTAAAAATTATAAACATTATATATAGTAAAATTATGACTTATCCAAATCATAAATTTAGTAATTTTATTGATTCTGAATTTTCTTTTAATAATAAAGTAAATTATCCAAATAAAATAGATTTAATAGATTCTTTAAAATATGAAAGATGTGATGGAACTATTATGTTAGAACCTAGATTACAAGAATATATTAAAAAAAAGAAATATTACAAAGAAAATAATATTATTGATTGTATTTCTTTAGAAAAAGAATTTCAAATAACTGATAGAGATAAAAAAATAATTAAGGCTTTTATTCAAGGAGATAAAAATATTTATTCACCAAATGGAATAGCATTTAGACATTTAAAAAGAGATCCAGTTAAAAAACAACAAAATTTTCCATCAAAAGAATATAGAGATAATGATACACGAGTATTAAAACCAAAAAAATCAGATTATGAAAAACCAGTAAATATGGGAATGTTTGTTCCTGATGGACCAAATGAACCAGTATATGAAGTAGAAAGAGATAATAATATTAATATAATTGATTCTCGAGATTTTATTGAAGATTCAAAAATGTCAAATATATTATATGGACCTAATTATAAATTAGAAAAAGTAAAACAAAACTCAGGATGGAAATTAGATGAATCTAAATTTAACCCATCAGTAGATCCATATATATTAAACCAAACAAAACCAGATAGAGATAAATATCAATCTCAATATAGAGTTCATTCATTCCCTGTCTTAAAACATCCTGATCATATTAAAAATGTTGAACAGTCTAATATTAGTAGTTCTAATATTAGTAGTAAAGATAGTTATAATGGACATTATGAAAAAGCATTTAATTTAGGACAACGAATATTAGATCAAAATAATATAAATACAAATAAATATGGACAAACAGAATCAAATTCATATAGTGGATGGTCAGATATGGATACTGATTTAAAAATAGTAATCCCTAATATATCTAATGATACAAAACGAGGATTAAGCACATTTAATTATAAATTAGGACCATTTATAGGACAAAATATGCCAATAAGAGATTCTGAATTTGAATCAAGTTTAATTAGAGGTATGCCTTCTATAACAAAAAAATCATATGGATATCGAAATCCTGATGAACATTATTTTCAATATATAGATGACGATTTTCAAAATCCAGATAATACTGTATTACCATTCCCAAGAGGTGGTGAAAGTACAAGAATTAGTAATAAAAAATTAGCAAGACAAAAATTTATTAAATAAATATATAAATTTTATTAAATACTAAAATTTATATCTTTAATTATATATATAATGAACATTGGAGGTAGTAATAGATTATTATATGATAATTGTGATTACCAAAAAAACTTATATGAATCAACCGCTCCTTTATCATATAAATTATATCAAGGTGCGTATGAAAACTGTTCAAAATGCCGTTATGACTTATTTTGGACACCATATCAATTAGTAGATATAGAAACTGAATTAAAAAATATTTCAAGACCATTATCAAATTGTGATCAATTTAAATATTCCCCATCATGCAAAAAATCTGGTTTATGTTTAAGTACTTTCGATAGATCCGTTCCAGTTGTCCCCGCTCCTGAAGTATGTCCTATTGTTTATAACAATATCCCAAGATATACTTCATCTGGTTATCGCTTACCAAATCCTAATTTCTGTTAAACATTTTTACCATTTTTTAAATAATCTTAATAAATTATTAAGATTATTTAAAAAATTGAAAAAATATTTAAAATAAAGAGAATATATAATAATAAATACTAAATGAATACATATGAAAAAAGATTACAAAGTGAATTATTAGAAATGCAAAAAAATCCCCCAGAAAATTGTAGTGCGGGATTAAAGGATGATAATATATTAGAATGGAAAGGAACAATATTAGGACCAACAGATTCACCATTTCAAGGTGGAATATATGAGATTGATATAAAATTCAATCAACAATATCCATTTAAACCACCAACAATTAAATTTAAAACACTAATTTATCACCCAAATATAGATAGAAAAGGAAATATATGTTTAGATATATTAAAAGATCAATGGAGCCCAGCATTACGATTATCACAAATATTATTATCAATTTGTTCTTTATTAACTGATCCAAATCCAAATGATCCATTAGATCCAGATATTGCATCAGTATATAAAAAAAATATTGCATTATATGAGATAACAGCAAGAGAATGGACATTAAAATATGCAATGGATAAAAATAAAGAAAGTGTATTAAAAAAAAATATTGAGTTAAATGATGATGATTCAGATGATTCGGATGATTCTGAATAGAATAATAATTAATTTATAATACTATAAAAATAAATAAAATAATTTATCTATAATAATATTATAATAATGCCTTTATTAAATCAAGGTGTAAATATAGGTCATAGTTCTAATTCATTATACGATAGATGTGCATATGATGATTATCTAAGTGAAAGCGTTGGACCATTATTATATAGATTAAATCCAAATCAAATAAATAGTTGCAATGCTTGTTTATCAGTATTTGGACCAAGATCTCGTTCAGGACCTCCATCATATGGAGTTAGTACAACTGTAGGACATACTACATCACCATCACAAGATTTAGTTGATGTAGAATCAATATTATCTAATCGTAACGTTATTGCATCCAGATGTAAAGATGGAAAAGTTAATGATATTGATGTAACTAAATTTCAATTACAACATGCAAGAGTATGTAATGATTTCTTAGATCCTATTGCTACTCATTTAGCAGACCCACCTCAAAATTATCGTGGTATGTCTATTAATAGATTCTTTAATTTACCTAAAAATGCTCAAGCAAATATATTTTATCCTTTTGCAATTAATACAAAATTAGAATCTAAGGATAATTATAAACCCAGAATACCAAGATTAATTAATTATGATCCTACATTACCTGAAGAATTAAAAGGAACTCAAAAACCTTGTGTTTATAAATGTCCTGCTTCATGTTAATTATTTATTTTACTTCTTTTTTAAATAAAATGCAATTAATTGCATTTTATTTAAAAAATTGAAAAAGCAAACTTATTTAAGTTTGCTTTTACTTCTTTTTTAAATAAATAAAATTTACAAAGTAAATTTTATTTATTTAAAAAATTGAAAAACAAAAAACTATTAATTAACAACATTTACAATATAAAAATATTATTATAGAATAAATGATATTATACAAAGATATATTTATTGAATTATTCAAGTATTTTAATATTGATGAAATAAAAAAAATAAGACTACTTAATAAAAAAATAAAGGAATTGGTAGATGATTTATATTTTAGTAAATATTATTTTGATATTAAAAAAGTAAAATGGAATAAAAATAAAATATTAAAATTAAAAGGAATAACTAGAAAATCTGAATTAAATGAATTATATAAATATAATAATATAAAAGAGATAATATTCGATGCAAAATTTAATTCTAAAATTAAAAATTTACCTCCATCAATAACTCATTTAACACTTGGATATGATTTTAATCAATCAGTAGATAAATTTCCCCAATCAATAACTCATTTAACATTTGGTTTTAATTTTAATCAACCAGTAGATAATTTACCCCAATCAATAACTCATTTAACATTTTCAGAATATTCTGAGTTTAATCAACCAGTAGATAATTTACCTCAATCAATTACTCATTTAACATTTGATTTTAATTTTAATCAAACAATAGATAATTTACCCCAATCAATAACTCATTTAACATTTGGTTTTAATTTTAATCAACCAGTAGATAATTTACCCCAATCAATAACTCATTTAACATTTGGTTTTAATTTTAATCAACCAGTAGATAATTTACCCCAATCAATAACTCATTTAACATTTAAACAATATTTTAATAAACCAGTAGATAATTTACCAAAATCAATAATTCATTTAACATTTGGTAATTATTTTAATCAACCAATAGATAATTTACCAAAATCAATTACTCAATTAGTATTTGATGGAGATTTTAATCAACCAATAGATAATTTACCAAAATCAATAACTCATTTAACATTTGGGAGGAAATTTAATCAACCAATAGATAATTTACCTAAATCAATAACTCATTTAACATTTAGTAATAGTTTATTTGGAGATCATTTTAATCAACCAATAGATAATTTACCAGAATCAATAACTCATTTAACATTTGGACATAGTTTTAATAAACCAGTAAATAATTTACCAAAATCAATAACTCATTTAACATTTGGGGATAATTTTAATCAATCAGTAGATAATTTACCTCAATCAATTACACATTTAACATTTGGAAAACAATTTAATCAATCTGTAGATAAATTACCCAAATCAATTACTCATTTAACATTTGGTAATAGTTTTAATAAATCAGTAGATAACTTACCACAATCATTAACTCATTTAATATTTGGATTATTTTTTAATAAATCAGTAGATAAATTACCAGAAACACTAACTCATTTAATCTTTTTAGGAGAATATTTTAATAAGCAAGTAAATAATTTACCAAAATCAATAATTTATTTAAGATTTAGTATTGCTTTTAATCAATCAGTAGATAATTTACCAAACTCAATAACTCATCTAAAATTTGGAAAATATTTTAATCAACCAGTTGATAAATTACCACAATCAATAAATTATTTAAAATTTGGAGATGAATTTAATCAACCAGTTAATAATTTACCACAATCATTAACTCATTTAAAATTTGGTTTAAAATTCGATCAATCTATTGATAATTTACCAGATTCAATAACTCATTTACAAATTGGAAAGAACTTCAATAAATTAATTAATAAGTTTCCAAAATATTTAAGTTGTCTAACAATTATTAATAATAAGAAAATAATTAATAATCTACCAAAATCTAATAATATTAAAATAATTAAAAAAAAATAAAATCTTATGAAAAATTTATTAAAGTTTATAAAATATGATATTATTAAAAAATTAATTAATTTATATATTTAATTTGTAAATAATATAAACAAATATAGGTATAATATATTTATATTATGCCTATATTTGGAGATCAGGGGTGTTATTCATGTGATATATGTGATTATACACATTATGATGATAGTTTTATATATTATGAATGTATTGAATGTAATAATATATTTGGAATATGTTTAAAGTGTTGTGATGATGTAGATAAAACTGATTATATTGATTATAAACATATTTATAGTAATATAAAAAAATATATTGAAGAAAACTATTCTTTTTTAGATGATATGATTAATGATATTAAAGTACTAAAAAATATTGGGTTATCATCTAATTATTTTAGTTCAAAAAATATATCCTATAAAACTAATTCAATTGTATGTTTTAAATGTTTAAATACTTAAAAAAACAAAAAACTAACATTTTATATTTTACTTCTTTTTTAAATAAAATGCAATTAATTGCATTTTATTTAAAAAATTGAAAAACA